GGTCAGCGCGTCCTTGAACTGGTCGATGGTCATGGTCTTCATTGGCTGCTCCTGTTGCGTGCCGTCAGGCGTGGCTCCAGGGCCGCTGTCCAGGCACACGCCGACAGCCGGTCCAAGTCAGAGCCTTACGGCACCCTTCGCGCGCGCGATTTCCCGCCGCACGATGGCATCGACGTCAATCGGCTTCGGCTTCGCCGCAGTTGAGCGCGCGGGGACGTCGACCGTGACCACGATGCGCTTCGGCACGTCGATCCCGAACCAGCGCTTCGCGCCGACAGGAGAGCAGAGGCCCTTGCGGACGGCGGTGATGAGCGCCTCTGGGTTCGCCTGAAGCGGCGCGAGGCTGACCTCGAGCAGCTTCCAGCGCGAGAAGATCCGCGACACCTGACCGCCGTACTTCTTGCGGTCGACCTCCGTCGCCATGCGGACGCCGCCTTCCTCGGGGACGTAGCCGACGCTCACGCCGCTGACGATCCCCTGAGCTACCAGCGCCGCCGCGACCTCGGGAAAGAACTCGCCGCCGTAGCCGTCCGGACGCTTGGCGAACACGAAGTCCGCGACGATCTCGCGCTCCTTCCGCTTGAGCGGCATCGTCGCCTTTCCGACCGGCTCCGCGTAGTCGTGGTTCCAGAAGAGCGTCGGGTTCCGCTCGAACTCCTTCGAGTTCATGCCGGCGGGGATCAGCACCTCGCCGTCGCGGTCGATCGTCTCGCTGGTGATGACCGCGGAGAACCCGCTCGCCGTCGGAGCGATCTGGGCCGTCAGCGCCTTCGTCTGCATGTCGTTCCTCATGCGTTCCTCTCTGCTTCCTCTGATGCGTTGATCTCGGCCTCGAGCTCCCTGCGGATCGACTCGTAGTCGTCGACCAGCTTCGGCTGCAGGCTGCACCGGCAGTTCGGGTGCAGCGGCGGTCCGTCGATGTCCTCGTAGTCGAGAGCGAGCGACCCGCCGTCCGCTCCCGTCAGTACCGCGCCTTGCTTGAGGAACGGCTCTCCGATGGCGACGCTGTTTTGTTCGAACTGCTGCGCCATCGCTTCGCAGAACTCGCAGGGATCGGGAGCGAGGACCCAGCTCTTCCCCTCGACGAGCCCGCTCGAACGCCACGCCTCGACCTCGGCGCTGCGGCTCGCTCGCTGCGCCTCCGTGCGCGCGATCATGACCGCGCGCGAGCGCGTCGTCCTGTCGGGGTCGCCGCGAGAGCCTGCCCACTCCTCCACGCGGTCCGCAAGCTGGTCGATCGTCTCGCCTTCCTGCAGGCCGTCTCCGAGGATGCTGGACACGCGGACGGCCGTGTAGCGGTTCACTCCCGCCGCGGCCTGCCGCGACAGCCTGACGCTCTCCGATCGGACGTAGGCGTCGAGATCCTCGTTCGGAGCGGTGAATGACGGGCCGCCGCCGGCGATCTCGCTGACGGTGCGCTGTCCGACGATCAGTCCGTCGCGGATCGCCGTCTCGAGGTAAGGCCGCATGGCGTCGACGATCTCGCGGTTCCACTTGGCGCTCATGAGGAGCGTCTCGACCTTGACCGTCAGCTCCTGGCTCGGAGCCCCGCCGGCGCGGATCGCCTTGAGCGCCTCGCGCACCTGGCGCTGGAGCACCTTGTCGACGGCCGCGGCGATGCGCTCCTCAGGCTCGGACGGCTCGTCCTGCTTCCGCGCCTTCGTGAGCACGGACTCGGACCAGAGCGCCTTGTGCGAGACAGGCGAAGGTTGGGAGCATCCGCATCCGCATTTTTCGGAGATCGACTTCGACACGCGGACAGCGCGCTTCTCGCGCTCGCGGTCGAACTGCTCGACCTTGCGCCGAGCCCATGCCCATCCGTCGTCGCCTCCCCAACCGTTCCAAGCCTGCCACCCCTTTCCCTGCTCGTCCCAGGTCTCTCCCTGCTTGTCCGATTCATGGCGCTCGAAGTAGGCGAGCATCCTTCGGACCGTGTCCTCCGACAGAGGCTTGCGGTTCATCAGGTCGCGCGCGCGAGCGATGCCGACGGCGGTCATGCCGCGCTGGCTCTCCGGCTTCCGCGCTCGGACGTCGAGCGCGCGGCGCGCGTTGTCCGCGACTGACTGCGGCGGCCGCGTGTCGATGTCGGAGATCGCCTTCGTCGAGCGCTCAGGCATCTCGGAGACGGCGTCCTCGAGCGACTTGCCTGAGCACATCGAGTACGCGATCGCGACCGCTTGGTCCTGCTCATAGCCTTCGTCGAGCAGCTTCGGGATCTTCTCCGAGACGCAGTCGGAGAGCGCGTCCTTCGCCTTCGGCTCCGCTGACTCCGCATCAATCCCCCAGACATGGTCGGCCTTCTGCACGGCGTCGGCCGACGCGGCAGGAATGGGAAGAGGAGCAGGCATCGCGGCTGCGCCGCCAAGAGGCTGTCCGTTGAAGAGCAGGCGGTCGGCGAACTCGTCGTCGACGGGCTCGCGGCCTTCCTCCTTGCGCGCCTCGTTCACCGTGCGCCAGCCGCCGGCGACGGCCGTTCGCCGCTCCTCGAGCTCGAAGCGCCTGTCGTCCTGCACAGGGTTGTCGTAGGCGAGGAACGCATCGTCCTCGAGTCCGAACATCGGCAGGAGGCTCTGGTTTAGCACCTCCTCGTCCATCCTGAGCATGGGGAGGATCGTCATCTCGCGCCACTGCGCGTAGCCGGTCGTCGCGCTCGCGAGGTTCGGGTCGTTCGCCTTCAGCATCGAGACGGGAACGCCGAACACCGCGGCGATCTCCTCGACGATCTCGTCGCGTCCGCTCAGGTCCTTCGGAGGGAACGAGAGCGGCTTTATGTCCATGTCGGCCGTGGCGGTCAGGAACCGTCCGTTCCTGCTCTTGCCGCGGAGCTTCTCCTCGATCTCGGCGGTCAGCCGCGCGATCTCCTCCGGACCTGCGTCGCTCTTCACGGAGAGCAGGTAGTCTGGCCGTCCGCGGTTCTCGAAGAACGCGAGGTCCATCTCGTGCACGGCCGCATTCATGAGCGCCGCACCCCAGGCGGCCTCCACCTTTCCGAGACCGTAGTAGAGGTTCGACGGATTCGGACGCTTGAAGTGCAGGACCTCCTCCGGCGCGAAAGACTTGCGCGAGTCGCTCTTCACTCCGTAGCGGTACGCCTCGATGAAGCGCTCCTCGCCAGGAACGATCTCGACGTACTGCGGAGGCATTGGGTACAGCTCGACGGGAATGCCGAGCGCCTTGTCCTTGACGACGTTGAGGTACGCGTTGCCGCAGAGCTCGGTGTACAGAACCCGGAGCACCGTCGCGTCGTAGCCGTTCTGGTACGGGTTGACCTTCGCGAGCAACTTCGTCACCGGATGCATCTCGGTGACCTCCTCGTAGCCCTCGCCGTACTCGGCGCTCTTCCTCATCGCGAACCGAGACGGACGCTGCTCGAGGTCGCCTGCGAGGTACGCCTTCGTCCTGCGCGACGGAGCGCGAGTGGACCAGAGCGCCTTCAGCGACGGATTGCTGCGGACGTAGAGGCGCAGCGGGACGCTCGCGACGGCGACGGCGTTGATCGACGCAGCGGCGTAGATCCACGAACGGTAGAACGCGACCGCCTGGCGCTGGTCGAAGTCGGGCCGCTTCGCGTCCCCGTTCTGGTTGACGGTCGTCGTCGCCTGCATCCACTTGGACGCGCCTGACGACTGCCGATCGGCTTGGAACGCGGCCTTGAGTCTCTGGAGGAGGTTCATTAGATGACCTTCATGAGCAATGGCTTTCGCTCCCTGCGGGCCATGACCGCGAGTGCGAGCGCGCAGACGCCGTCGTCGTGGCCGACGGTCGCCTCGTAGGAGACGGAACCCCTTCCCGAGTATCGGAATCCAAAGGCGTCGAGTTCAGAGCGGAGCCAGCCGTCGGGGAAGCGGATGTCCCTTGCCTGCACGGCGATCTGCAGGCCTTCCATCAGCTGTTGCTTCGACTGCGACGTGAACTTGAAGCCGTTGAGCTTGCGGCAGGTCTTCCGCAGGTCCTCGACGATCGGATCGCCGACGCCTGTCGAGTCGGCGAGCGCCGGCTTGTCCGCCACCATGCGCGCCAGCTTCTCGCGCGTGACCGTCCACGACGCCTGCCATCGGTCGAGCCGGCATACGGCACCGTCCCTGTCGAGCGCGACGGCGACCGTCCAGTCCTGCGACTTCGCGAGGTCGATGCCCCAGACCTCAGGCTCCGCGGTCGAGACTGGAGCGATGCAGGCGGCGATCGCGTCGAGTCCGAACGGATTGCCGCCGTCGTCGGCCGGGACTCCCTCGAACTCCTGCGCGAATATCTGCGGTGGAAGCATGCGCCGCGCCATCTCGACCTCGGCAGGGTCGAGGAACGGGTTGTCGCGGCTCGCTATGCGGAACGCGCGCCAGTCTCCCGACGTGTCGGCCTGCGCCTGGCAGAACAGCTTGTGGAAGTCTCCAGTACCCTTCGGCGTACCGAGGAAGAGCGCGCCTCCCTTCCTGTCCGTGAGCGTCGGGTAGATCGCCGCACGCCATGCCTCGAGGAGCCCAGGCGCGAATCCTGCCTCGTCGATGGTGACGCGTGAGTACGAGCGTCCGCGGCCTGCGTCGCCGTCCTCGAGCGTCCAGAAGTCGATGTTGCCTCCCGTGTGCAGCTCCATCCGCTTCTCGATCCTGTCGATCCTGCGGACGACCGGCTTGAGCATGCGCTCAAGCTCGCGCATCGGGTCGGCGAGGTACTTGTAGCTCGGCGCGAACCATCCGTGCGGACGTCCGTTGATCGCGTCCTCGGCGGCCAGCTGGATTCCGAAGAACGTCTTTCCCCAGCGGCGTCCGATCTCGAGGACGCTGAACCTCGCGAGCTCCGCGAGCACGGAGCGCTGCGACGGATGCAGGACGGACTCTATGGTCCGCATCCTCACCTTCACTCGAGCGCCTTCGGCGTGTACCGCTCGATCTCGACAACCTCGGACTTGAGCGTTTCCTCGACGCGGTCCTTCTGGCCGAGGACCTGCTTTCCGAGCCAGATCATCATGGTGACATTGCCTTCGCAGGCCTTCTTCCACTGCATTCGGCGCAGGCTCGTCCGCATCTTCGCCATGCCGCGCTCGTAGGCGTCGTGCAGGTCCGTGCGCGTCTGGATCGTGCGGACGGAGCATCCGACGAGAACGGCGATCTCGTCCTGCGTGCATCCGATGGACGCAGCCGTCTCGATCTGCTTCTCGTCGACCTTGATCTTCGGACGGGCCATGCGTCAGGCTCCACCGTCGCCGAGGATAAGCTCCGCGCGTCCCTCGAGGCCGGCTTCCGAATGGATCCACCAGTCCTCGATCATGTTCGCCTTTCCGTCCGGCCCGCGCATGCCGACATGCTGGACGTGCAGGTAGCCTCGGCGAAGCATGATGGCGCGCATCGCGTCGCGGCGGTGCTCGCCTGACGCGCCGTCCCTGTACTCGTCGTGCTCCACGCATGCGACGCGGAACCTGACCTCGGGGTGCGACATGATCCGCATCAGCATCAGGAAGGTCAGTTCGGGAGGCTCTAGGTCGAGCGACAGGAAGTCGACCCATCCGTCCTTCTGCAGGATCGCGAAGGACGATCCGACGTCGAGCGTCAGCGCATCGCCGTGGACGATGTTCCCCGCTCCGCGCTCGATCGACAGCGCTCCGCAGGTCCCGATGTCGCACAGGACGCCGCGCCATCCGAAGCGGCGCTCGAGGACGAACGTGTTTGAGATGCGCTGCGGCTCACCGGCCCCGATGTCGAAGAACGTCCCGCCGCGCTTCTCCTCGAGGAGCATGGATACGAAACGGTCCTGACCGAGCTGCGCCGTCCATTGAATTGGCTCCTCCATCCGTCCTCCTAGCCGCCGAGGATCTCGTCGCGGCGCGCGGATGTTAGCAGTCCGACGGAGACGAGGTACGCCATGCCGGCGACCGTCATCGGGTCGTCGCTCAAGACCTCCTGCGCGGCCTGCGCGAGCTGCTGGAAGTCCGCGACGTTCGGATCGGTGATCGCAGCCGCGCGGAACGCGGCGCGCTCCTCCGCGGTGAACCGCAGTAGGAACTGGTAGGCGGTCCACGATTGCGGCGGCCTGTACGGAGTGCCGCTGAACCTGTCGAGCATTGCGAGCGGGTCGAAGTCCTGGCCGATCTCGCATCGCTCGTCCGGCTCGAGAGCGACGAGGTACTCGGATGAACCGACAGGCGTCCCCTGGTCGCCGACGATGACGTTGATGACCTTTGCCGTCGTGCTGTCGATGATCGCCATCCGCATGATTAGCCCCAAGTCCAGATGCAGACGTATCCGTTTCCGCCTGTTCCACCAGATCCCGCGTTGAATCCGTTGCGGCTTCCACCGCCTCCACCGCCTCCACCGCCTCTGAATCCATTGCCGCCGTTCGACGCCGCCGTAGTCGATGCAGAGCCTCCTCCTGCGCCTCCGAGGCCGTGCATGAACTGAGAACCGAAGAAGAACGGTCCTATGGTGTTCGCAGACGGAGCGGTTCCGCCGGTGTTGGCGGCCGTCCCTGCGAGGACCGTCGTCGAGTTCGCGAACAACGGGTTCAGACGCGACGTGACGTAGTTGGAGTCGAGAGTGATGTTTCCGCCGCCGCGCGCCACGTTCACGTTGTCGACGATGCCGCCGCTTGCGGCTCCGTTCCTCATCATGCTCTGGACCGTGATGTTGCTGGCTCCGAACGCCGTGCATGACGCGCCGTCGCTCTCGGTCGTCACTACCGTGACGTTGTTGATGCTGCTTGCGAAGCTGCCGGATCCCCTGGTTCCGGTCGTCGTCGTTCCTCCGGATCCGCTTCCTCCTCCGTGCGCGCGGAGGAGAATTCCCCGGAATCCGTAGAAGAAGACAGTCGTGTTTCCAGACACGAACCCGCTGTTTCCCGAGGTGTTGTCCGCTGTCGCGCCGCCTCCACCCGATGCACCTGCACCGATCTGTATGAGCATCGTTTTCCCAAACGGAAGCAGGTCCCTGACCGGGATAGTCTCGAGGAAAACCCTTCCTCCGGCGCCGCCGCCGCCGCCGAATGCGTTGACTCCTGCAGCCTGCCTTGCGCCGCCGCCGCCACCGCCTCCCGGACCTACTGCCAGGATCGTCAGCAGGCGCGCGCTGTTTGAAATCGTGTACGCGCCGCTCTGGTCGAACTGCGCGATGTCGATGAGATCCTTTCCGTGACGGTCAGGAAAGCCAAAGAACCCTTCGTTCACAGCAGCCCCGATTCCACCATGATGTTGAACGTCTCGGCGTTGTTCGTCGACGCGCGCAGCATGGCCGCGCCGCCTCCTGGGAGGATCAGTCCGACGAGCTCGCCGACTTCAGATCGGAAAGCGGCGACCGTCGTGGACGGCGTGATCGCCGGCACAAGCCGCTCGCAGATGAGGCGGTTCGTCGTGCCGCTGTCGAGGCTGATGTAGAACCGGATGACGCCTTGAGTCGTCGTTCCTGTGGCGTGAACGATGACGCGGTTTATGCGCTCTCCGACGCCTGCGGCCGCGCTCGCCGACGGTCCCGTCGCGACCGTGACGAGCGTGCCGCTGCCGTCCCGGTTCGTGTTGGCCGTGCTCACCTGCGAGATGTCGATCGTCGGCTGTGCCGTGAACTGGGCTGTCGTCGCCATTAGATGATCCCCTG